AGTCGATTCGCGCATCCGAACGAGCGCGGACGCGCTGTCAACCGCTGACACGGCCACGAAGATTCTCGTTGCGCAGCGCACGACTGCCGACTCGCTCACGACTGCCGATTCCGCTGATTGGGTGGGCTCGCTGTTCCGCGCCTGCGCAGATTCACTCTCAGCCACTCAGGTCGCAACGTGGCAGTTCGTTGGTTATCGCACGGCAAGCGACTCACTCAGCGCGACACAAGTCGCCTCGCGAGCGTTCATTGGTTTCCGATCAACTTCGGACAATTTAACCATTTCCGAGTCCGTAGTTCGCCAGCTTGTCGGCTTGCGCACCGGCTCGGACGCTCTGACGACATCTGAAAGCGTCACACGCGTCTTCATCGGCTTTCGCACAGCGACAGACGCGCTCAGCGCAACGCAAGTGGCGACGCGGCTTCTCACGGCCACCCGCTCATCAGCCGACAGCCTGACCACAGCTGACAGCGCGACCCGAACACTGAGCGCAAAGCGGGCGGCTGCCGATTCGTTGACCACGGCTGACTCGGCAACACGCGTCTTGGGCGCGGGTCGCACGGCCAGCGACGCGTTAAGCACAGCCGACTCGGCTTCGCGGACGCTCATCGCAACGCGAACAGCCAGCGACTCGCTCTCGGCCACACAGATCGCCAGCCGGATCCTGCTCGCCGCGCGGAGCACCAGCGATGCGCTCACCACAAGCGACTCGGCCACACGGCAGTTGATCGCCAAAAGATCGACATCCGATTCACTGACTCTGGCTGATGCGGCCACGCGGATCGTTTCGCAGCCGCGAACGGCGACAGACAGCCTCACAACCGCCGATTCGGTCACCCGGATTCTGTTCGCGCGGCGGACTGGCGCGGACGCGCTCAGCACCGCAGAGGCCGCTACGCGCGTCTTGGGCCTGCCGCGAGGGTCAACGGATGCCCTGACCACTTCTGACGCAGCCACGCGAATCCTGAGCGCGGCGCGAGGCTGTTCTGACGCTCTTTCGACCGCTGATTCGGCAGTTCGGGTCCTGATTGGCGTCCGAACGGTCAGCGAATCCCTGTCAGCGACACAGATCGCGTCGCGCAGCTTGATCGGCTTCCGCTCCGCTTCGGACAGCCTCTCGGCTACGCAGGTGGCCACGTTCACGCTTGCCACGCAAAGATCGACATCCGACGCGCTGACCACCGCAGACAGCGCCAGCCGGTCGGTAGCCGCTCCGCGCAGCGCGGTGCAGACCGTCACCTTGAGCGATGCGGCGAGCGTTATTGTGGTGCATCCGCGCGCGGCTCTCGATGCGCTCACCAGCGCAGACGCGGGCTCGAGGACGTTCATCGGCTTCCGCGTCGTCAGCGAGTCGGTGTCCACGAGCGATGTCGCAGCGGTTCGGCATCCGGTGCGGCTGGCAGCCGATCACTTGTTTACGGCCGATGTGGCGACCGCTGATCTCATCGTCGGCTTTCGATTCGGCAGCGATGCGCTTTCCACGACTGACTCAGCGTCGGCTCAGATCGCGCATAAACGAGTCGCTGCCGAGGATTTCATTTCGGTCAGCGATATGTCAGCGCGGGTCGCGAGCCTGCTCCGCGCATCCTTCGACAGCCTCTCAATTACCGATTCGGCCAGAATGGTGCTCGGCCTGCGCACGCTGGTCTTTGGCGGCGTGGTCAAGAAGATCACGCTCACGCTCAACGCGCCGACCCGGGCGACCTTGATCTTGGAAGCGCCGACCGGCGCCCTGCTCGACATCAGCGCAATCACCGAAGCCGATCTGGCGTTGAGCGGCGTCACGGAAGGCGCGCTGGCGATGAGCGCGGTTACTCGCGACGCCATTGTCATGAGCGGTGTCACGCATGGAACCCTGACGGCCGGCGCGGCCAAACGATCGGGCCTGACGATCACCGGCGTCAAGAAGTCCACGACCAAGGTGTCAGCCGCCAAAAAGAGTTCGCTCTTGATGAGCGGCACAACCAAGTCCACAATCGCAGTCAAGGACATGGAATCATGATCATCAGCCAAGACGGCACTTTCGCGCAGGGCACCTTCGGCTTCCCAGTGATTTGCATCCTCGATCCGCAGGAAACCGGCAAGCTCACCGGCGTGACCGCCATCACGATGTATCTCAAGAGGCCAGACGGCACGATGGCCACCGGCCCGACTGGTCGTGCGCTGGCCGTTCCTGGCGCGATCACTGATGTGATGGGCGAGATCACATGGATCGTGCAGGACGGCGACTTTCCGCACTACGGCGCTTACAATCTTTCGTTTGAGATCGACTTTGGATTGACGCAGCAATTAACATGCAGCGGCGACTTTCAGGTATCAAAATGAGGAGCAGCTTATGGTGACGCTGGTGGTTGAAGACGGAACAGGCAGCAATCCGAACGCAAACAGCTACTGCGATTTGGCCAGCGCGGTGCTTTACATGGACAACCGGCTGAACACTGCCGAATGGGACGCAGCCGATTCGGACACCCGCAGTCAGGCGTTAATCACGGCCACGCGAACCATCGACGCGGACTGCAAGTTTCGCGGCTACAAAAAGCTGGCTACGCAGCCGCTTTACTGGCCGCGCGTCAAAGCCAAGAACGATGATCTCTACGGACCGCTGCCATGGCCGCACACCGGCTGGCTCGGCGGCTATTGGGATGAGAACTCGATTCCCATTCCGTTGCGCGATGCGACGGCGCTGGAAGCCTTGGAACTTCTGCGCGGCGACCGCACCAAAGACCCTTCCATCCGAGGCTTGACCAGCTTCACCATTCCCGGCCCGCTTTCTTTCACATTCGATCAGGCCAGTGTGCCGATGCCGTTGTCAGACGAAGTGAAACGGATGCTGACGCCGCTCATCACTTCATTCCGCTACGGCGGCGGCGTGCGCCGGGTGACCCGCGTCCAATGAGCCTCGACATATCAGGACTGGCGCGGCAGGGCGCGGCATTGGCGTTCTCCATCGTGGACGATGTTTTAATTCCGGCTGTGCTGGCGATCAGGCCGGGCTCGGGCGTGGCTGATGTCGTCGATCCTGTCACTGACACGATCTCGCAGGCGACCGTGAAAAGCTACAACGTGAAGGGCGTCTTTTACCGCACTTACACCCAAAAGCTGGCCGCCGACGCTGCCGATCTCGGCACGTTCCTTGTGCGCGTGGAAGAACTGGACGACCAAGGCCTGACCGATGTGCCGAACTATGCGGACTCGCTCACCATGGACAACCAGAAATGGCACGTTATCAGAGTTGACCGTGACTGCGCCCGTGCTTGTTACATCTTCGATTTGCGACGATCCTGAGTTTTGCTCCGACGATTTCATCGGAGCAAAAGCGCAATGGCCAAAGACATCAAACAATTGCAAGTGGATGTGGACAAGCTGGCTGAAATCCTCGGTCGGCGCGTCGAATCGGTGATGGAATATCTGGCGCTGGACTTGGAGAACCGCTTCATTCAGTCCAACCCTGTTGACTCCGGCTACTGCCGGTCGAACTGGCGCAACAGCGCCGGGCAGCTCGACACGTCTGTCAACACGCCGCCAACGGCGTCTGAGCGCGCGGCCAATAAAGGCAGGAAAGGCTGGTATGCGCCCGCACCCTCGGCTTCCGTCAAAGGCACGGTCAAATCCGGTAGCTCGGTCTATGTGACCAACTCCACGTATTACCTGCGCTTCTTGGAAGAAGGCACTGCCAAGATGGCTCCGCGCCATTTCGTCAAGAACGCGGTTGACGCGGTGACGGCGCACATGAACGCTTTCATTCAGAAAGCAGTCCAGAACAATCCAGCGCCATGAGTTACCAAACTACGCAGGTCGCGGTCGCCAAATACATCGCGGCCAATTTCCCAAGCACATGGCCGATCATTCACGAGAATCATCCCTTTGAGCCGACGCCCGGCAAACCATGGGTCAGGTGGGGCATCAGGCCAGCCGACGAATTCATGGCCGACATCGGAGCGCGCATGGAGCGCGTGATTGGCAACATCTTCTTCCAAATCTTCGTGGGTGAAGACAACGGGACGCTGGACGCGCAAAAGATCAGCGACATTTTGGTAGGCTTGTTCTTCCAGCACTACATCAGCGACCCGCCTGCGCCGCTGGTGCGCTGTCAGGCCGCGAAGCAGACTTACATCGGCGCGGACGAAAGCGGCTGGCAACAATACAGCGTGCTTGTGCCATACGAAACCGACGCCTTCATCCCGTGAAAACTTTTTGCTTGCGCGCCACTTGACCAAGATGTAAACACCCACCGATGAGCGATTCCAGCCGCGTCCAGTTGCAGTATTGCACCGAGACAACGTTCGCCACTCCACCGGCATCGCTGACGATGCAGTTGCTTCGGTTCACTTCTGAGAACCTCAAACACAACAACGCCACCGTGGTCAGCGACGAAATCAGGGCTGACCGTATGCGAAGCGATCTGCTCTTGGTAGGCGTGGATGTTGCCGGTGACGTCGCTTTCGAGTTCTCGCAAGGCACATGGGACGATCTCTTGCAAGGCGCGTTGTGCGGCACCTGGACGGCCAACGTGCTCAAGAACGGCGTCACGCCCTTCTCTTATCTTTTCGAACGCGGGATGATGGACATCAATCAGTTCTTCCAGTATCGCGGCGCGGAAGTGAACGGCTTTCACTTGGACATCGCGCAGCGGGCGATTGTCAAAGGCACGTTCAATATCATGGCCGCGCAGACGGTGATCTCTGGCACGACCTTGGCTACGGGCAGCACGGCTACCACGACCACGACTCCGATGACCAGCGGCCCTTGCATCGCCAATATCGAGACCAACACGAACATGACCGGCATCAAGGCGACTTCGCTGCGGCTCGATCTCACGAATAACTTGCGCGCGCGGCACGATGTAGAAAGCAAGGCCTCGGCGCAGTTCGGCATGGGCGTGCAGGATGTGACCGGCACGATGCAGTTCTACTTTGCCAATTCGCAGTTGATGACCGCGTTTCTGGCGAACACGGCGCAGGCATTCACGTTCAGCACGCTCGATCCCGACACGCCTGCCAAGAAATACGACTGGCTGATGCCGAAGGTGAAGTTCACCGATCACGAAGTGGTGACGCCCGGCATTGATCAGGACATTATCGCGAACTTGGGCTTCCGCGCATTGTATTCTCAGCCTGACGCCTGCCATTTGAAGATTACCCGAGCACCTTAACTCACCAACCACACCGAAAGGACACCGAAGATGAAGCTCAGCGAGTTGAAGCTGGACGACCAGCTTGTCGATGAAGGCGCATGGTTCCCGTATGGGGAAGACGGCGCGGCCTTCAAGATCGCCAGCATGAACAAGAAAGCCTACCGCAACAAATTGGGTCGGCTGATGACGCGCGCAGTCACGGCTAACCGCAACAATCCTGACATACCGCAAGTGAAACGGGACGAGATCATCGACGAAGCGATGGTGGGCACGATCATCATGGGCTGGAAAGGCTGGCAGGAAGACGACGACAGCGACATCGCTTTCACCGAAGATAACGCGCGCCGCTTTCTGCAAACTGGACAGGTGCGCGATTTCATTCAGCGCATGGCAGGCAACGACGAGAACTTCAAGCCGAAGAAAGGCGAGAACGCTGAGGGTGGCTGGACGCCCGAAGCGCGTCTCAAAAGCGGTCTTGAAGTTCCTCTTGGTGCGGGGCCCGACGCTGCCGCAGCTTGAGTCGGCTGCTGCGGACGGCGCGATTGTCGAGGCACTGGAAACCCGGCCTGATCGCAATCTTCCCGAAGAACTGATCTTCATTCTGGAACAGTTCCTCGCGCTCTCGCGTGTGCGGCCACCGGCGTTCTCCGGCCTGAGTTACATTCCGATGAGCGAAGTCGAAGCCTACTGGCGCATCTACCTGCGTGACGACGGCATCCTTGCCTTGCAGGATTTCGCCGACTGGATTACAACTCTCGACGAAGTCATGGTGCAACACTTCCAAGAGCAAGACGAACGGGAAAAGAAGGAGAAAGAAAAGAAGCCATGAACGGCGGTGGTGGCAGCATTTACACGTTAGGCGTCCAGATTCAGGCCAACACGACCGCGGCGCAGCAGTTCGTCACGGCGGCGCAGAACATGGCCAACGCGGCCAATCAGTTTAACAACGCGCTGAAAGCGATGACGCAGACGCAGCAATCGCATCAGCAGGCGACGCAGCAGCATCAGAACATTCTGAGCAGCTTCGCGGGCTTGTTGGGCGGCGTGGTAAGCAACGCGATCACCAAGGCTGCGATCCAACTTGAAGCGTTCTACAAATCGCTGGAACTCGTTCAAAAACTTTGGGAAACCTTCACCGAATCGTTGAAGATGGGCGCTGAACTGGAAGCGCAGACCAAACGGCTGGAAGTGCTGACCGGTTCGGCGCAGGTCGCGGGCGAAATGATCAAGCAGTTGGGCGAGCTTGTCGATCAGGCAGGCGGCCAGTTTGGAATCACCAATGAAGCCACGCGCACAATGGCTGCGCGATTCGTCCAGATCGGCATTGATGCCGACCGCGTCGTGCCGCTGATGCGCGGCCTGAGCGAATGGGCTGCAACGTCCAACACCGACTTCGGGTCGCTGGCCGAGACGTTTCTGCAAATCGAGATCAACATGCGGAACGTGGACGATGAAATGGGCCGGATGACCGGCAACCGCATGATGGTGTCGCTTGCTCGGCAAGGCATCGACGTTTGGGGCGAGTTCACAAAGGTGCTCGGCTACAATCGCGGCGTATGGGCTGCGCTGGCGCAGGCAGGCGCTGTGACCACCGAGCAATGGGAGAAAGTCGTCGCAAGCATCGACCGAACAAAGAGTATGCTGGCCGCGCAGGCCGAAACCAGCAAGGGACTGTTCGCTACGCTGAAAAGCGGATGGGAAGACGTGCTGGAAGCGTTTGGTCTGCCGATTGACGTGGCATTGAGCGACGCCCTAAAGCGCACTGTTTCTTGGATGGAATTGCTGAAAGACAAAGCCACGGCAGCCGGTAACGAAGTGGCCAAATGGATTGGCGAATGGGTTGCGGCATGGAAAGCTGGCAAACTGCCTGACATCATCGCCGAGGATTTGAAGCTGGCGTTCGGCGAAGCGGCCAAGTTCTTCGTGCAAGTGCTGACGGCCGCAGCAGACCAAGCATTGACGCGATACTTCGCGGAATTGCAGGCACGCGAAGAGTTCCTGATCGGCTTTCATTTTGGGATGACAGGGCCACAGACTCCGGAGGTGCCTTGGTATCACGGCGTCATCGCCAGCGCAGCCGGTGGCGGCAAGACATACATCGACCAGCGCACCGAGGATCTTATCAAGCTGTCGGCGGCGCAAGGCGATGCGATGAAGGTCAACACGGAAGCCATCGACAAATGGCTTCAAGATGTTCGGAGCCAGAAGGAAACCACACTCAAGCAGATTGAAGCGATCAACAAGAACACCGACGCTTTGATGGGCAACGCACCCGGCCAGCCCGGCGCGCCCGCAGGGCCGGGATTGATTCCGTTCGCGGGCGGCGCTTTGTCAGCGACGCAGCAAGCCTATCTGACCGCCTACACGCCGGGCATGGGCAGGCTGATGATGGAAGGCGCGAACATCACCGCGATGGGCACAGTGCCGCGCACGTTTGAGCAATATCAGGCGGGCTTGAGCAGCTATGTGACTGGCGCGGTCGGGCCGAGCTACGGCAGGCCGACAGGCGCGTTCGTCAACGTCTGGATGGCAAACCAATGGGTGCCGGTGAAACTCGAGGACTACGGGCCGGGCGTGAAAGGCATCGACATCGCATCGGGCACTGCGGCTTGGGCGAAGGCTTTCCCTTATCAGGGCATGGCGAATGTCACGGGCGGCATGATGACAGGCGCCGCCGCGCCGGTGCAACAGCAGGCCGGTTCCTTAGCGCAGCAGCTTCTCGCCAACGAGCAGTTGTTTCCGACCGGGAGAGAACTCAGCGCGGACTTGGTTGCCGCGCGCGCGGCCTTGACCGAGATCGTCGGGCTCGATCAGAAATACTACGACGAAACCAAGAACGTTTCCGCAGAACAACAGAAGCAAATAGCGACTTGGGACATCATCGTGGGCACGGCGACCAAGATGAAAGGCAATCTGGACGATCAACTCAAGCTGACCGAAGCAATCGCGGACGCGGACGCGCGGCGCGCAGCGCAACAGGTGATTCGATTCCAATACAATCAACAGCAGCTTGCGCGCGCGACACAGCTGGCACAGGCGGGCGCGCTTCCTGACATGGGGCAGGCGTTTCAACTCGGGCTGCGCAAAGCGTCGGACGCCTTCGGCAGTTTCCAGCTTCAAGTGGTCAACGGCGTTGTGGCGATCAGTCAGGCGTTGAGCACCGGCATCGCAGGCGGGCTGGACGAGATTCTGACCGGCACAAAGAGCGTCAAAGACGGCTTCCGCGACATGGCCTTGGCGGTCGTGCGGTCCATCGAGCAAATCATCACGAAGATGCTGGTCGAAATGGCGATCCAGATGATCATCAACGCGCTGGTGGGCGGGCCTGCTGGCGGCGGCTTTACCACGGTGCCGGGCAAAGGCATCGTCCCGTTTCGCTACGCGACGCCGGTCACGGCGCAAACTGGCGGCCTGATTCCCGGCAGCGGGGCAGGCGATCGTGTGCCGATCTTGGGCGAGCCCGGCGAGTTCATCATCAACAAGCGCAGCGCGTTGAGGATTGGTTACGCGCGGCTGATGGAACTCAACGCCATGCAGGCAGGCGGGCCGGTCGGCGGCTACACGCACAGCAAGGACGCGATGCACGGCGGCGCGGCGGTCAATGTGAGCGTCACGGTCAATCACGATGGCACATCCCGCAAACAGACTGGCAATCCGGACACGGACGCGCACGAACTGGCGCAGAACGTCGAGCGCGTCGTCCTGACCACGCTGGCAAAACAAAAACGCTTCGGTGGTGAACTTTATGCGCCACGCAACCCTAGATGACATTCAATTCGGCCAATGTATTTAACTTTGTTCCTACCTCGGCTAACTCGACGGGCAGCCGCAAGCCGCGCATCATCACCGCGCAGTATGGCGACGGCTACGAGCAGCGAACGAAATCGGGCGACATCAACGCGCTACTCACATGGAATGTCGTGTTTGCAAATCGCGAGCGCGCCGAGCTACTCAACATTGACA